GTGATTGACCTATTCAACTGCACCAAGGCTGTGCGCTCGCTGTTCCCGATTATCAGCGGGGCTGACTTCGTTGTTGCGCCAGATAGTTCAGTCAATCACATGGCTGCTGGATTGGATACGCCGTGTGTGTCGCTGTGGGGTTCGTATTCCCCAGAAGACAGAATGACTTATTATAGTAAGAACGTATCGGTATTCAAACCCGATACCTGCCCACACGCGCCTTGCCGTCCGCACGCTGGGTTGCCACAGGCTAAGTGTAAGGATGCGACAAACAAGACACCGAAGACTCAATACTGGTGTAACGCACTTCGGAATATAACAGCGCAGGATATTGTTGAGGCATCCAGAAAAGCAATAGAACTAGAAAGCAAATAACTAACTGGCGTTGTGGTATGCAAGGAGATCTTGCATCGGGCGTTTCCTCAGTGTGTCTACCCCTTGAATCAGAGCCAGTTTGAATAAGGAATAAATAAAATGGATTTATATTATGTTGAAACGAAAAAAGTCAAGATAAAGCAAGCGTATTACAAGAGTTGTGACTATGAGTATAGGCATATAGTTACATTATTGCGCACGTCTAGGCTTGATTTTACTGCAGATTTTGAATCAAGTAATTACAAGCCGTGGGAAAATGTTGGGTGGGAGCGTCACATAAAAGAATACGTAAATGTTTGTCATCATTGTGGGAATGGATGCGCAGCTTCTATTTCTAGGAAAGATGGTTGTTGGGAGCATCCAATTCTTTTCTGTTCATACAAATGTGCGGCCAAGGCATTAGCCATGAATAAGTCGCACTCCATAAGAACAAATGGTAGGTGTCATTTTATAAATCGTCTTGAACTAAAAATTAAAGATTGTGATATTTGCGGTATATGCAAGAACTCCGTAGAGATGGCGCAGTCTTCTGTAGATCACATTACGCCAATATCCTCTGGCGGTCTTCATGTGTGGGACAATGTTCAGCTTGCACACTATTCTTGCAACATGAAAAGAGGGAATGAAGAGCTTGCGAATATGAGTGGCGGAGAGAAGTGCGTCCAGGGGCAATACATTTACAGGGCTGGCAAGCAATTCATTGCTTCCGATGATGAAGACGAATCAGAAACTATTTCTGAATAGTTGCTATGACAACAGCACAACGGCAAGCTGAAGAGATCGTAGGCCAAGTGGATTGGCAGTCCGAGAATCACGGGCTGTGCAAGTGTCCTGGTGAGGCTGCACATACCAGCCACACTCGCATCCGTGACACAACGGTGTTCGTGGATGGCGCGCCGACTATCTTCTGCTGGCATACTTCCTGCACGCCGTATCGTGATGAGGCTAACCGCAAGTTGCGCAGAGCTATATCCAGCGATGTGCTTTACAAGCCAGTAAACATTATGTCGGGTGGCACAGCCGTACCAAAGCTGGTCATCAAGAAAGACCCACACTCTGAGGTGTTGGATAGGATTAAGACGATTGCCGAGTCAAACAAGCAACGCTACCTAACGCACTACAATTGGGAGACGGCGGATATGTTTGAGGAAAGTCCGACCAAGCTGGACGATCCAGCCCAGGACTATCAGTTGTTCCTATCGCTGTTCAACGCTGTGGATAACATCTGGATAGGCAACGTAACAGACAGCGGTAAGCATCCGCAGAACTTCCGCACTGCTTACGATTGGAAGAAGCTGGATGAGCCAATCGGGCAGTACACAACTGGCGCGAGCTACAAGCAAGGCACAGTCAGCCGATCCAACGATACGGTTGAGGATCGGATATTCTTGGTTGTCGAGTCTGACGTACTCAGCAAGCCACAGATGGGCGCGGTGTTCCAATTGATGCGTGACTTGTTTAGCATGAAACTACACGCCGTTGTTAATACTGGCGGAAAGAGCTTGCATGGTTGGTTTGAGATGCCACCAAAGAACGAGTGGGTGGAACAGTTAAAAGCTTTTCTTATTCCTTTAGGATGCGATCCTGCAACATTCAAACCCAGCCAACCCGTTAGGATTCCTGGGGCAAAGAGAGAAGACAAAATGCAAAGCCTATTATGGTTTTGCAAAGGAGGAAAATGATAGAGCCAGCAGTAGCTTTAGGTATCAAACCGAAGACGGACGAGTGGCCGCCGATCAAATCTTATGCACAACTTGTTAAGGAAGACTTACCCGCACCAGAAACGTTAATTGAGGGAATGCTGCATAGAGGCGGGAAGATGTTGCTGGGTGGAGGAAGCAAGGCGTTTAAGAGTTGGAGTCTAATCGACCTAGCCCTTTCGTTACACGCTGGCGTGCCTTGGTGGGGGCAGCAGTGCAAGATGTCGCGGGTGTTGTTTATTAACTTCGAGATCCAAGAATGGTCGTTCCGCAATCGTTTAGCCGATGTTATCAAAGCCAAAGGACTAGAGGATAAGGCCGATGACTTTGATGTGTGGACGCTACGAGGTCACGCTGCCGACTTAACTCTCATCCGCCCTATGATCGAGAAGCAAATCGAAGGCAAGGGCTACCAAGCGATCATCCTTGACCCTAACTATATGCTGATGGGTGAGAGGGATGAGAACAGCGCGGGTGATATGTCATCATTGATGAACGAGTTTGAGTACCTAGCGACCCGCCACAATCTGTCGATCATCCTGTCACACCACTTCTCCAAGGGTAACAAGTCGGGTGCGGAGTCGATTGACCGTTTCAGTGGGTCGGGCGTGTTCGCCCGTAATCCAGATACGTTGGTCGTTCTGACTGCCCACGAGGAGGATGAGAAGACTTACACTTGTGACATCACACTGCGTAACTTCCCGCCAGTAGATAGCTTTGTAGTTCAGTGGCATTACCCGCTGTTCCAAGCCAACTTTGCGCTCAACCCCGACAAGCTAAAGAAACCAGGCGCACACAAGGCGGTTGATGATAAAAGGTTCTTAACTGAGATGGGTAGCAAGCAGTGGCAAGCGGGTGATTTATGCCGCCATATCATTGAAAAGTTGGAAGTATCGGAAAGCACGTTTTATCGCTATCTTAAACGCCTTCATAAAGCTAACAAGATATTGTCTGACAGTGGCTTATATATTGCCAATCAGACCACTTTCTAATCCACTTTCAAAACACTATCATTCCTTGAGCAGTCAGACTCCTTATATATATAAGGAATAATTCGCGAAGGAAAAGTAGGAACAGGACTCCTTAGTCCGTCCTGTCCCTACTACGCTACGCTATTTCCGTAGCGTTCTCCTAAATGAACAAACAGGGCTGGCTGGGCTGGCTCGCACACGCTCACACCTGCTGAGGACGGAGTTGGTGATAAGGTGGTGGGTGTGGTACAATCGTGAAATGAACAACTCAAAGCCAGGTCTATACGCCAACATTAACGCCAGACGCAAGGCTGGCACTAGCCGTCCTAAATCTAAAAGCACCATCAGCCCCAAGGTGTGGCGCATGATGAAAGCCAAGAAGGGCGGGTTTGAATCACGATAGAGAGCAACTGAAGGTAGCGCACAAGTTCATTGCCCTGCTTCAACGTGAGAATGCACAGTTGCATGGCGTGCTACGTTTGCTAGGCCAACTGGTAGACGATATGAATGCCAACTGCTCCTTTGAGGTCTTCGAGGCACAGTGGAATGGGCTGACAGAGCAGGTCAAGAGGCTGTCAGGCTTCTTTGAGAGCCACCAGAAGGCACTCCAGTCGCTCCACGATGCTTGCCCTGAGGTCTGGGATACCGATGAGGTAGATGATGAATCCTAGAGAACTGCCTTGCAACAGCCCAAGGCGCACACCTGGTGAGGCGCGTAAATTTGTAGTCCGCGCCTGTAAGGATGGGCAAAGCAAGGTTATCCGCTACGGCGACCCCAAGATGACTATAAAGAAGAGCAATCCAGAGCGCAGGCGTAGCTTTAGAGCTAGGCATAAGTGCGATAGCAACCCTCCCAACAAGCTAACGGCGCGCGCGTGGAGCTGCAAGAACTGGTGACGAGTACAGCCAAAAAGACGTGCCTAGATGGCCTAATTTGGCGTTTATAGCCCCGTGGCGAGGTTTTTATGTTAAAAATGAACGCGGATACCCCTAAAATTAGGCATCTCATACCAGATTATCTGTTTGGACAGAGAGGAATCTGTACTTATTGTGGCGATACGGCCAATTCAATAGACCATGTCATAGCGGTATCCTATTTTGATGACAGTATCGTAAGAAACGGCACGCTTAACTCCAAAGGGATAAGAACCTACTCATGCAAGGACTGCAATTGCGTTCTAAGTAGCAAGTATTTTGAAACATTCCGTGAAAGATGTGAGTACGTTAACAGGCGAATAGAACAAAGGTTTAAGAAAATTATAAACCTCCCGCCGTGGTCGCCAGAAGAATTTGCAAAACTAGGTAAAAACATTAAGGCAAGTCTTGGCGAAAAATTAAATCTAAAAGCGGTTGTACTTGAAAGATTGCGATGGCAGAGTACAAAAGAGTTCCATGAGTATTGCCAAGAAGCACGCGACTACTTCAAAACCGAAGCGCAAATCGTCAGCAAAGAATGGATGCTCGAATACTTCACACCAGGTGAAGCCATCAGAATACACCATAAAGTTCAAGGTTGAACCGCTAGACAACCGAGCCTGCTGTTGCCGTATTGGTCGCTAGACTGCCGTTTATAGCACCCTTATAGGGCTGTTCTACATACCCCTTATAGGGCTATCGCTCCCGCGAAAGGCTACGCTACCGTTTCGATGCCTGCGCTTCCGTTTGACGCTCTCGATACTTAGCCCAGCGGATACCCACCGCCTTCTGATAGTGTTCTCTGGGTCGCACCTTCTGTGGACCTTTGACGCTCCCGCCTTTACGCCCCAGGCGCGAAAGGTAGGCTTTAATAATTTCGTCTTCGTTCATCTCAAATCCCATAATTTCATCCACTCAAAACATTCCCGCTTGGTTTTATATATTGCATCCAATCCATTACCAAGATGCTGAATCCACCAATGCGGGCGGTGTGGGTACATCGTTCCCAACATTTCGGATGGCTTTCTAATATAACCATATTCAAAACATCCTATCCTTTTTATTCTTTTGCTAATTCTTTTTTTAGTTTTCATATTCTCCTTATGCCTGCGCTGCCGTTTGTTAGGATGTCCAGGCGAAAGCCCAAATCCATCCTCCGCCCACCTCCGTTACGAGGTGGAACGAGGAGGGACTAACCTCTCAATCCTTCGTAATATCCTTTGCCAATCTCAACTTGTTCAACCCATCCTCCATAATATTCGTAAGAAGTTTCAAAGTTTGTGGACTCGCCTCCAAATCCGTGCTTTGCTCGTCCAGCCTTCCATTGTTTGTATTCTTTCTTCATCGTATCCATCACTTCCTTTTTGGAATTGCCTAGGCAACTGATGCCGTAACCAAATATATCGGGGATATTTCCAAACCATATTTTCTTCATTATTCTGTGTCCTTTCTTTTACTTTTCTTTAGGTCATCTCTATCGAGTTTGACCTCTCCTCCCATCCGCTACGATGGGAGACGAGGGAAAACTATTTCCAAAGCAACTCAATCCAGCTTGCTAGGCTCAAGCCCAACAAGATCCCAAACATAAAAATTGTATACGCCTTAATCATTCCACACCTCCTTTCTGATTACATATTCTTGGATGCCGTGAAACTTCCTCCACATTTCGGCTCGGCTGCGGTCAGCAAAACGGCAGACAAATGAGCCGTTTCGTGAGTAGATTGAGAAGCAGATCATTTCCTTCTCTTTGCCTCATCGAGTCTCGATTGATACAACTCCTCAACGCATTCTTGAATGCCCATCGGATCTTCAGAGTAATAGGCTGAAGCACGATCTCCCCACCAAGATGCCTCAATCTTTTTCTTGCTTGTGTCAATCCAAATGTTTGGACCACCAAACGCTACAAGAATCCTCGCACCAATAAAGGTCAGATCGTTTTGCACGATCCATTGAAAATCCAACGCACTAGATAGATAATCGTATGCGTTGCAACCCTCCTCGGATTCTGTTTCGTATTCTCCACGCTCAATCGTTTGGGCAATGTTCTTGACCATATCGGCAAGGCCATTGTCATTCTTCTTCTTTGGTTCTGCTGTTGTCATATTGTGTCGTTTCCTTTCGTTTGGTTTCTTTTGTTCCAGCCTATCGGCCAGACCGAAACACACCCTTGCGGATGTGTTCGGGGTCTGATCGCCTAGCTATTTCTCTCTCTATTATCCAATCTAATTTGACCATCCAAACGCGAGAGCAAGTTGTGTAGGAACGAAACCTCAAAAAGTGCGTGCGAGAAATCGTTTGTGATTTCTTTTAGCATTTGTTGGGGTTGCTCCTTTCTATATCCAGTTTTTTCGTATCCATCCATTGACACGACAGAATTTACTCGGTCAAAAGCCCAAGTTAATTCTTTCATGGCTTCGGAGATATTGCCTTTCGCCTCATCAATTATTTCTTTTACTAGCTTGTGTTTCATGGTGTGTTTTCCTTTCTTTGGTTGTGTTATTTGGTAAAGAAATCGCTTTCTTTGCCTTGTAAGATTCCAGCCGAATTAGTTAAACCAACGCAATGCCCGCCAATATGAATTACCAAGTATCTACCAATCTTGTCTTTGATAACTTCATAAGACTGATTTGCCCAAAACACTTTCTTGCCAGCCTCCAACGATGACTTGATTTGATCTAGGTTCATTTCGTCACCTCGTCTGCTTGGTAGATTGCCTCATCAATGGAGGAGATAAGACAAGCCGTTTTATTTTTGGGTTTGTCGAAGTCGTGTTTCTCCGTCACAAAATCCAAGCATTCTTCTAGTGTGGCTTTGAGAGTGGAGATGGTTTCTAGCAATTCTGCGATGCGAACATCTTGAGCCGTGTTCACTTCAGCGTGTGTCAGTTGTGTTTCCATAAAATCAAACTAAAGCGGATTGCGTATAGATGCAAGAAGTATTTTAGCTTTCTTTTGGCTCGCCGTATGTTATTAGTCTTTCTAATTATGGATGAAAAAAGCGTTACTCCAGACGCACCGATAGAGAAAGCCAAGAATGGCCGTGAAGTTTTTACCGAGAAGATTGCCGAGGAAATAATCTCGGCGTGTGGCTCTGGCTTCACTTTGGAGAAAGCGGGAGCATTGGTCGGCGTTAATCCATCTACCATCCGCACTTGGTCGCAAAGGAAACCCGATTTCGGCAAGAGAGTCGAGACGGCTCGCAAAAAGCACGAGTTGTCCCTTCTGCGTGATGTGCAACTTGCTGGAGAGAAGAGCTGGCAAGCTAAAGCGTGGATTCTTGAGCGTGGGTACAATTGGGCGCAACCATCTGCCAGGCTGGCAGTTACGCAAGAACATACTCACGGAATCAGCTCCAACCTCGCCTCACTCTTGGCGGGGATTGCGGGGAGAAAGAAGGAGAAGAAAGCAGAAGTGATTGAAACGCAAATACTTACAGAACCTAAAATGCAAATAGCTTCTGTTGCAACGACTTCCACGCATAAGTCGCCAATGAGATATTGTATTAACAAATCACACTTAAGCGACAACGACTTACAGAAAACACCAACTAATTTTCCTAAAGTTCGTCACAAGCGAATGCGACAAAGAAAGCCCAGAGCAGAATCCCTTGCCAAGTATCCGACCACCACCACGCCACCCGCCACTCCCCCAGCCCCCATTTAATACGCATATACCCCCCCAAATTATTGTGGCTCAAAACAAAAAGAGGTCTTAACATCCACCCATGCCAAAACCTCCCAAGCGTAGTCAAGAAGAGATACTCGAAGACCTCTCTAAACCATCTGCTTTCGCCTCTAACGTCCTTGGCATCAATCTGTATGACTGGCAAAGGAAGGTATTACGCGATTTAGAGGCTAGGGACTGTCGTGTAGCCCTGCGTGCAGCCAACGGCTCTGGCAAGACCAGCACCGTCATTTCGGCTATTTTGATATGGCACGCGCTCGTTTACCCGCGCTCAATCGCTGTAACCACGGCGGGCGTTTTCCGCCAGGTCGAAAGCCAACTCTGGCCTAGCCTGCGCAATCACATTGCCAAGCTTGGTGGGGCTTGGGAGGTCACATCTGGCGAGATCCGCTACCTCCACCCCAACGGCAACACATCACGCATTATAGGCTACTCAGCGACTGATCCTGGGCGTGCTGAAGGCTGGCACGCAGAGGACCACGAATACCATCCGTTGCTGATGGTAGTGGACGAAGCCAAGACCGTAGCCGACCCGCTGTTTGAGGCTATCAGCCGATGTCAACCAACTAGGCTGCTAATCGCATCCAGCCCAGGCGGGACTAGCGGTGCGTTCTATCGAGCGTTTACCAAGGAAGCCAATATGTGGTCGAAGCACGCAGTCACAGCGTTTGACTGCCCCCACATAACGCAGACTCAGATTGATGAGGTAATCCAGCGTTACGGCGAGAAGCACCCGCTGACCCGATCTATGATCTACGGCGAGTTCGTTGACATAGGGCTGGAAAGCCTAGTTATCAACCTCACCCAGCTACAGAACTGCCACAACACGCCACCTAGATTCAAGCCAGGTGTACGCATAGCAGGCGTGGACTTTGCAGCGGGTGGCGATCAGAACGTGATCTGCATAAGTGACGGCAACAAGATTCTGCCTATGATTGCTTGGCGTGAGAAAGACACGATGGCAGCCGTAGGCAGGTTTATAGTCGAGTTTAAGAAGGCTGGGCTGGAAGCTAACAACATCTACGCTGACGCAAGCGGGATGGGGATGGTTATGTGCGATGCCTTGGCTGAGTCTGGCTGGGTAGTCAATAGGGTGAACTTTGGGGCTACGGCGTATGACAACAACGCCTATACCAATCGGTCTGCCGAGATGTGGTATGGGATGGCAAAGAAGATTGAGGATGCCGAGATCATATTGCCAGAGGATGAAGACTTGACAGCGCAGTTGACTTGCAGGCGTACAATCACCAACAGCAAGGGCAAGCTTGGCGTGGAGTCCAAGGACTCAATGCGTGCCAGAGGCATAGCCTCACCCGATAGGGCTGACGCGCTGGCCTTGTGCCTCAGTAGCTCAAATGTCGGTCTTGACTTGACATTTCAGATAGAGCGTCCAACTTGGAAGTCACTCCAAGAAATGATGGTATCCCACGATCCCGTCATGGCTGGATTTGACCCAGGAGGATAAACACTATGAATATCTGGAATTGGATTACTGCAAACTGGCAAGAGATCGTAGCCGCTGTTGGTGGCATCGTTCTTGCTGCTCGCATCATTGTTAAACTCACACCGACCCCAGCGGACGATACGTTCTTGGAAAAGATCGTAAACTTCCTCAAGACAGTCGGACTGAATATTAAATAATCTTTTGTGCTGCGTGCAATCCTTGAGATCATCGCAGCCGTGTTCCGCATCATTCCAGGTTGGAAAGAAAAGCGAACACAAAACCTTGAAAACGATTGGCGCAAGAATCGCGAAGCTATTGACCGCGATCTGCCTGGTGAGTCTTGGTGGTTGCGCAACAACGACACCAGTAACCCAGACGACAGGAGCAGTTGAGTCTTTAGTACGAGATGAAAACTATTCTGCTGTCCGTACTGCTGATCCAAAAGTACGCGCTTGGGCAAAGCGTGCTTTACATTACGTCAACGATCTGTCATTTGAATTGAGCAGAGAAAGACAAAAATGAACGCTAAAGATACCGCAAGAACAGATTACTATACGAGAATCATCGAGGCACTTAACCAGCGTGAAACCTGGGAGAACCGCCAGCGGTTGTTCTATCAAGCCCGTTACTTTGGTGTACGCCGTAAGATCAAGCCTTGGCCTACAGCCGCCGACCTTCACGTTCAGTTAATCGACACAGCGATTGAGAAGCTGAAACCCAGTTTCGTCAACAGCGCGATTGGCAACGACATCCTTTCCAGTTTCGTACCGATGCGCCAGCAGTTGACTCCGCTGACAGTATCAGCCGAGCGTTGGTTTGATTACCAGATGCGTGAGCGTACCAACTTCCAGAAAGAGATTGTTTCCGTAATTGACAACTTGCTTCTCTACGGGCGTGGCGTGTCAAAGGTAATCTGGAATGAGGACAAGAAGCGCATTGACTTTGAGGCTATTGATCCCTTCCATATTATTGTTCCTTCCTATACCAAGGAGTTCAAAGATGCAGATTTCATCGTTCACATCATCTCAACGAGTGTCGATTCCTATAAGGCAAATCCCTTGTACAAGCAGGATGAGAACTTTATCAAAACAATTTCGGGTAAGGCCTCAAAATCAGTGGGCTTACGAAGTGAGATTCAAGACGAGATTTACAGGCGTGAAGGAATTACTCAAGAAGCTGAGAACGACCGTATTGTCCTTTGGGAGATGTACACTCCGTCCGAGGATGGATGGAAGGTCGAAACTTATAGCCCGCTTGTTTTAACCGAAGATGTCCGCAAACCCTTCACATTACCCTATCGTCACGGTGAACCACCTTTCGTAGATTTCCCTTATGAAGTTACTGGTGGCGGTTGGTACAGTCCACGAGGTGTGGCCGAGATCCTCCTCCCGAATGAGAACCTCCTCAATAAATTAAAAAATAGTCTCTCTGACTATGTGGAGCTTGCCAACCGCCCAGTTTTTGAAGCACAGAATCCAATCTCGCTAAACACATCGAACTTGAAGATGCAACCTGGGCAGATTCTGCCACAAGGCTTGAAGCCAGTTCAGTTTAGTCAGCCTCCATTTGACTTCCAGAAACTGATGCTCGAAGAGCGTCTTCTTTCTGAACAGCGAATGGGCAATCCAGACTTTGGTGCTGGCTCGCAGTTCCAGGTGTCGGATCGTAAGACTGCCACCGAGATTCAGGCGTTGCAGTCGCAGGCAGCAGCGTCTGGCGATTTACGCAATCGTATGTTCAGGATGGGCCTATCCCATCTCTTCAAACAGTGCTGGTCGCTTTACACGCAGTACAACAAGAAAGACTTGATGTACCGCTATGCGGAAGAAACTGGCTCGATGCCACCCGAAGGTATCCACGATGAGTATTCGATTGAGCCAAAGGGTGGACTTGACTTCATTAACCGCCAGTTTGCGTTGCAGAAGGCAGTCAGCCGTATGAGCATGTTCCAAAATAATCCTTTCGTGAACCAAGGCGAACTGGTAAAGTCAGTGCTTGAACAAGACGATCCCTCGTTGGTCCGCAGACTCTTCCAAGATCCAAACGCAGCCTCTGGCGATCAAGCTGAAGATCAAGCGACTGAAATCGCGACTATGCTTGCAACTGGATTCCCAGTCGCAATCAAGCCTAGCGACGATCACAAAGCGCATATATCCGTTCTCTTCGCGTTTAACCAAGCGGCTCAACAGCGGCAACAGCAGGTCGATCAGAGCGCAATGCAAGTTCTGATGGCACACTTACAACAGCACTTGGCAGCCTTGGAACAGGTTGACCCCAATACATCCCGCGCTATCCAGAAACAGCTTCGTGATGCAGGTAAGGCTC